CTCAGCGCCAGGCATATTGCCCATTCGTGCTAAAAAGGATGCCCTACGAGGGTTGTCTCCCGACTTTACTGGTGCTTTTAGATTGCCACCAGTTTCTGCATTATAAGATGCTCTACCCTTGGCATTCAAGCCCCCTTTCGGGTTTTTTCCTTCTTTTGTTTGCCAAGCAGGAGATTTCATTTCTTTTTAGCAGTCTTAGCTGCTTGCTTAAATGCCGCATCAGTAGGAGCGCCTTTAGAGCCAACCTTACGCATCTTCTCTTTAGAACCAGCCTTGATACGATCTTGTTTGGCTTTAATATTGGAATAGAGACCTTGTTTCATATTAGTACAAAACCTTTGCAGTAATTGAACCAGAAGTCCAAGCAGTTACGTTTGCACGAAGATACGTGGGTGCATTCTGAATGGTAACAATACCATTGGCAGTCAAAGCAGTACCAATAGTTGACCAATTACTGCCATCAAGACTGCCCTGAAAAGCCACAGTTGCAGTTGTGATACCTGAAACTTGTAAGAACGCTGGTAGACCAGCATCTGCCTGAACTGCTTGAGATGCGCCAGTTGCGACAACAGCACTTAGAAGTGTAATAGGAGTTGTTAAGGATGCCATTATTTACCCTTTGAAGATTTCTTCATCATGTTTTTAGCAGTACGGCTACCACGGGTAGGCATACCCTTACCAATAGCAATCATTACTGTAAGACCTTTTTTCTTGCCATACTCTTTGGCTTCTTTCTCGCCTTTTTCTGAGTATGCAAACTTCTTGTTTCCTACTTGTGGCATATATTTCCTATCGAATTATCTTAGTTGCAACAAAAGAAATAACACCGCCAATTACAGAGGCGATAGCCATTCCAACGAAAAAACCGCCTTTAGACTTGTTTGCCATTTCTAAAAGCGTCTTAATATCTTGTCGAAGTGCATGAACTTCTAGCTGAAGAGCCTCAACTTGGGCTTCTAGTTTGCCAAACTCTCTTGGGTCAATCTCAGACATTTGATTTCCTTGGACGACCTAACTTCTTGATAGGTGCTGACATTGGCAATGCTCGGTGTTCAGCCTCAACCTTTACAACCTCTCCAACTTCATCTACAAGGACATAACCCTGATGACCACGCATCGAGTCAATATCTACTTGTTGTGTAAAAGTAACAGTATTGTTAGACTTTAAACAGCGAAAGGTTGCCATATTTATTCCTGTAAAAAAGGGGGTTTTTAGCCCCCTCTTATTTAAACTACTGCACGAGCGATAACTAAGCTCAATGTAGTAGAAGCCAAGTCCACAGAACCTGCTGTTGGATTGTAGGTAACGATAGTCACAGTATCTGCCGCTGAAACATAGGCTCTACGAACCAAACCTGCTTCAGAAACGCCCACTGCCATACCGAGAACCATATCACCCAAAGCAACGCCTGGAACTGTCACTGTGTCTGTAGCGGTTGCAGTAGTAGCTACTGATGCGCTATTTAGAGTACAGGAAACATCCCAAGTGTCTGTAAAAAGACCACGGAACTGGTCATTGCCCCTGCGGGACGTAACTGCTGTTGCTGCTGCCATAATATTCTCCTAATTAAGTTAAAAAAGTCCCCCCACCACTAGGATGAGGGGCGCAACTGCAATTAGGCTGGTACTAAAAGAGCAAACAATGATGCAGACTTAGCCGCACCAACTGTTCCAGCATTACGCAAACCAGCAACACCATAAAGTGTGTCTGATGTGAACAGTGTAGACAAGTAATCTTGTTTGTACTGAACTTGCGAACGGATGCCGATTTGCTCAACAAGAACCATAGAGTCCTTGTGACCCATCAAGCAAACTCGTGCTGCACCAGTGCCAGAAGCAGTGTCGCAGTTAGAGGTTGTAAAGACAGGGATGCCGTACAGGTTGCCAATTTCACCGTTACGGATAGCATTGCCATCACCCACAAATGCTTGCTCAGTGTAACGAGCCAAGCCCATCAGCGTGTTACGGCTTGAAGGAGGAATGATGAAGAAACGCTGATCCATTGGGGTGTCATTGTCATCAAGACGCTGAATGGTGCGGCGAATAGCGGCATCGGTCAATGCTGACTCATTGTTGCTTGCGGCAACATAAGCAGTAGTACCATCACCACCAATGAACGCACCAGTTGCGTAGGCGTTAGTGCCACCGCCACCATTGGACGAACGACCGAGGTTAATCAGGTCGGTGTCAACAGCACGGCTCAAGGCGTAACCAGCATCAGTTGTGTAGAACTGACGCATAGACGACAAGGCTTGTGCTTCTGTGATGTCTTCAATGAAACGTGAATACTCAAAGTGGCGGTTGATGCTCACTTGCACTTCAGACTCAGTGTCGGCAATCAAGGTGACTGCTGTAGATGAGGCTTTCAGTGAAGCTGAACCACGGGTAGGTGCGGGGATATGAACCACATCGCCTTTTTTACCCTTGAAATTCATCTTCATGACGAGGTTTGCCATAACAAGATTCTTCTTGTATGCGGCTATGATCTCATCACTCCAAATTTCGGGGATGAACTTGTCTGCGGTTGTGTTGGTTACTTGCGGTGTTGGATAGGCCATGTTAATGCTCCAGTTAAATTATCGAACTCTTCCCTCGGCATAAGCGGCTAAGATTTCATCATTAAGCGTTTCATACCTTGCGGGGTCTGTCATTTTGAGACGAATAAGGTCTGCCCGTCTGTAAACTCTCTTTGAACTCTCTCCTGATCCACCTACATCTACTTGTGCGGCTTTCATGCTCTTTGTCCGAGTAGCATCAGATGCTTTCTCAGATTCTTTAGCCTTAATACCACGCAACTGTTTGAAGGTAGACAACAATTCATTAGCCGAATCATAGTCAAACTCACCATCTGCTCTTGCGTAGAGTCCCAAGCGAATAGGTGAAGATTTCACCCAGTTTTGGAACTCGGAATCATTGACTACTTGTGTGTAATCAGGGTGATCCTGCGCTAACTTCTGTTGAATCTGCATCCTTTTGAACTCCATACCCGCTTGTCGGGCAGCAAGAACATCTGGATGTTTATCAATCGTATTTTGAACTGCTTTCTGAGGATTCTCAAAAAAGTCAACTTCTGGTTCAACCTCAACTTGCTGTTGCTTAGATCCGAGGTTTTGCTTGAGCAACTCGTCAGCCAATTTACGGACTTCGCCAACCTCTTGGGCTTGCTTACCAATTAGCTTCTCAGCCTCTTGGTGCATCCGTACTACCTCTTCTAGACTTTTTTCCCTGTATTTCTCAGGGAGTTCAGATTTGGATTCTTCTATTTCGAGTTCGCCTAGCGGCTCTTGTTCATTGTCAATCAGCATACTTTTGTTCCTGCCAAAATGGTTGTAGGATAATTAACTCGGCTTTCGCTTATGAGTTAGCTTTACGTTCCGCACTCAACTTTTCACGGTGTTTTTGGTTAAATTTCATCCATGCAGATGGAAAATTACCCGACCACCCTTCCAAATTGAAGTTTGGAGCGCTTATGACACGATGAGATAACTCACCGCATCCACACTTAACACTAATAGTCTCATAATCTACCAGTGCTTCAGTGCGCTGTCCACATTCGCAGACAAATTCATATATTCTTTTCATTTAAATCCTCGTATGCACGTTCACTAACCCATTTAAGGGTTTGTAGCCAAACTAAGATAGAAATCTCACCTTTGCGAAATTGTAGACTTTTTTCATCCGCAATGGTAGATACATTATTCATAGATTCAAGCATTTTGTCTACATCTTGCATTAAATCTAGCCAACCCTGTCTAGAAAACAGATCAAATCTGTCCTCATAATATTTCTGTAATTCCTGATTCATTTTGGCTCTACATCAGTAACTTCAAGTTTGCTTTTCAACATTGAAAAGAAAGCATCCCGCCCTACCTGAAGTTGGTCGGTGTTAAACCTAGCAGACGCTAACTTTCGGTCAAGGTCTGCCACATGGTTTACTAGTGTTTGTTGTTCAGGAGTCATATCCTCAAAAGCAAACTCTACTCCGTCAATCGTCAATGGGGTTTTTGTGTTGTTGCCCATGATTTTCCTTTAATGTGCCATCAAGATTGAGTGATGGCTTCTCGTTTTACCAAGGCAGACCAGACTGTTGAACAGGGTTCTTCTGTGCATCAATCTGACCTTGCAAAGAGGCTTCTACAGTATCTTTACCCAATGATGTTTGAACCCAACCAACAACCATTTCTTGAGTTAGGTCGTCATAAGGAACAAAGGTTTCGCTCTCTTGGGTATAGCCACAAGTGCCATAAGTAGATGCTGAATAGTCACCATCAGTTGCTGAAACATTGTAATGAACTGTAACGACAAAACCATCAGAGGTAAGTCTGTCCATTTGATTGATTGACCAATTATAAGAAATAGCCATGATTTTCCTTTAAGTTAGATGCCTGCGTCTGCTAGGCGTTTACGAAGTGATTGAATTTCCTTGACCAACATTGGGACAAGTTTGGAGTAGTCCACAGCCATCATTTCTTCTGAGTCTGTTGGTTGATGTACTGCTTCAGGAGCAACTGTCACAAGTTCTTGTGCAACAAAACCTGCACGTTGGTGTGTCTGGCTTGTCTTCCAATCAAAACTACGAACTTGAATAGAATCAATAACGCTACCAAACTCAGGTGCATCAACAATGTTTTCTTTTAGACGTTGGTCAGATGAAGTGTTGTATGCGGTTGCTGTATTTGTAATGGTAATACTGCCTGTTTGAGTACCATTTCGATTAAAAACAACAACTTCGTAACTTGTTGAAGAACCATTTGTATCTCTAAAAGCAAGCAAAGGCCCACCACTTGCATTAGCCTGAATAGTAGACG